TTTTCCTTCCTTTCGTCCCATGACTGATGGCTCCGTCTTCACTTTCGGCTCTGGCATTGGAATGGCCTCGGGTATTCTGCCCGTCCCACCAACTGTCCATGGCCCTGCATCGGGAACTACAACTGGCCCTGGTGTCAGTGTCTCCCACGGAATCGCTGCTGGGGCAGCGAGGTTATTGGCCGCTGCGGGTGTTGAAGCGAGCAACCCCTTACCGGCACCGGTGCCTCAACCCGCGCCGGAAGCCGCAAAAGCCGAAGTGCCTGCCAAGACGGCCCAAGTCATTGGTGATCAAAGGATTGCGCACGTACCCCGAGACGTACCATGGTGTGATTGGTGTTGGTGCGAACATCCACAGGGACAACATGTGTGGGTTCGAGCCCCGCGTGCCAAGTCGGCCCAAACCGGCCGGCGTGGTGGGAATGGTGGTGGAGCACCTCGCTCGGTGCAACCTGACCGGCGTGCCCGTTCGGAGCCCAAACCCAAGCCGGTCGCGAGGGTTGATGCACAGTCCGGACCCGACGGACCGCCAGCCCCAGGAATCGAAGCACTACCCGGAGTCACCAAAGCCCTCCAAGTGCTCACAAACCCCGTGGTGGTGGTGGGACAGGGAATCCAACAGCCGCATGAAGGTGGTGGGGCACCTGAGGCCAATCGACTGGCCCCAGTCTTGGAAAGTCCGGAACCGGTCGTGGTTACGGCCGGCTCTCCAAAAGAAGCGCGGGCCGATGGCCCACGTGGCGTGGGTGGCGGGGGAGTGGATCACGATAAAGCCAAGGCACCAACTCCAGGAGTCACCCTCCAACATGGTCATTCCCGGTTGGCAGCCTCCAGAAGGCTCGCCTACGAAACTCTTTTGGGAGGCCTTACCAACAAGGTCTCAAGATCAGCTGGTTTGGCACCTCCTGGGGTGCGTGTATGCATCGTGGATGTGGGAGGCGGCCGGTCGGGGCTGCAGAACATGGCTCGCATTCTGACCAAGGTGGGAGGTGCCTACCTTCATGTGCTCTGCCCGCTCCTCGGGGCGATGGACAGGCAACGATTCCTGGCCGCAGTCGACAATGCTCCTGAAGTCTTCCGCCAGGTTATCGACACCCCCACTCATGGGGTTGTCAACTACTGCCACCATGTTGCTTCAGAGTGTACCTGCCTCAAGATGTACGGTGAGAAGCACTGCATCAGCGTCCACAGCATATACCACCTCCGGGAGGATGACCTCGTGGCCTTGAGGGGCTGCACGTTGGAGGTTGCTTACCACCCAGAACACAGCGTACCAATCAGCGATCCTGAGTTCTATTGGGCCGCATGGCATGAACGAGCTTGGGACCTGACCTGGGGTCAGATCGGCAGCGCGATCTTGCGCCCAATCGTCTACGGGGAACGGAAAACCTGGTTTGTTCCTAAGGGTCCGGCAGGGACCCTCTACTTTCATGATGAATGCGCCTGGCTACGCAATGGCGGCAAACATTCATCGTTCCTATCCCGGTTTGTCGACCGGAGTTCATCGGACGGGATCCTTTGTTGTGGAGGGATCATTGCGTGGGGATTCCTCAACTTCGTGGCCTGCTGGAAAACCATTTCGTGGTTCAATGCCTGGATGCAGTTTCAGGCGGTGTTGGCACGACAGCAGTATTACCAATCGTGGGGCTTTCCCGGACAGTTCGTCAGGTGGTGGGTCCCTGGTGTGGCTCCCGTCTTCCCTTGGTTTGTTTGGTGTGTCCTTGGGCTTGGGATTGTGGGGCTCATTTTGCTCCGATTCTGCTGTTTGAGAACCCGGTGGCCCGGCATTCTCACTGACACCACAGTCCATGTGCTTCCAATGTCGCAGATCGCCACTACAGAGGGCGACGCGTTGGTGCGGCTGATCAAGCTGGAGATTTCACCCCCGGAAACTGTTGAGCCAGTGGAGGTTGGCGGCCTCGCAACGCAACCAGAAACAATGTCGTCCGCCGCTGCTATGCTGCTCAGTGCTGCGCCTGGTGAACGCACCCACGAAAGGACGGCTGCTCAGCTCATCCGGCGTCACAACGTTTCCCTCGATGTCGCCTTTTCCGTCGTCCGGCGCACCCAGCAGAATTTAAACGGACTACGCTCAGCTGGGACGACCCCGAGTACCCCAGCACACAGAGCTTCGACGGGGTTCATTGGTTTCCTGGGGATTGTCTTGGTGTACCCGATAACCACCGCTTGGCGGATCGCGCGGTGGTTGTGTACGGTGCGGATGATCTTCATTGCAACAATGCTGTGGCTCCTTCCCCGGGTGACGGCCGAGGGATTGTTCTCACCGGCATGTCATTCAAAAGGTGCTGGTGCACATGCAAATGCGTCGGCACCGCCGTTAACGCGTTGCTCTGCCGTCACCTCGCCCGGCCGCTCTACCCAGTTGGACAAATCTGCGGCCCATCTTGGACGAAAGCCGTTGAGCGGTACATCTGCGACCTTTACCACGAACACCGGCCTTCCGCGGATATTGCTTGGAGGAAAAAGAGGCCTCGGTGGCATCTTGACCAAATCATGGACTCCATTGCCCTCGATCCCGAAGACTTTCGTGTCAAGGGGCACCTCAAACATGAGGTTCTCACCAAGCGGCCCACCAAAGCGCGCCTTATACAGGCGCACTGGAACGAACGGACCGCATACGATTTCGCAGCCGAGTACAAAGCATTCCATTTGGCTTTGTGTGGGTGTTCTGGCCTGGATGTGGTGGTTGGCCGCACTCATGCGACGGTGCATTTTGCGATGGGCCTCAACCCATCTGAGCTCGCGTCCATCGTCGCATCATGGGAGCAGCTCGGCTGGCTGTACGAAAGCGACGGTACCAACTGGGACGCCAACATCCAGTCTCAGCACTTGGGGCTCAAGCTTGCACTTTACGAGAGCCTCGACCCCCTCCTCGCCCGCCACGCCAAGCGATGGTGCGGCCGGTTTGTCGGCAAGGTGCTCTTCGGCGGCCTTCACCCCACCCACGTTGCGTATTCCGGTGAAGACACCGTTAAGTCTGGGGCGCCTGACACGTCTTCCGGTAACAGTCTCATGCGTGCCGAACTGTTCTTGCGCGCGGTGTCATCCCTGGGTGTACCCTGGGTCCATGTGGTCGTCATGGGAGACGATTTACTTGCCTGCGTTCCGCATGGTTTTAGCGTATCACAATTACTACGGGCTGAACGGGCATTCGGAGTGGCAGCTAAGGGGGCAGGCTTTGCCCACCTTGAACAAGTCAGTTTCATCTCTTCAACGTTCCCAGCCATGGGTGGCCAACGTTACATGGTTCCCCTTCCAGGTCGGATTCTCGCGAAGCTCGGCTGGACCGTTCACCCTGTCACCGTGCGAACACGAGGTGGGTATGTGCGTGATGTTTTTCGGCCCTATTCTGCAATCTTCACCGGTCTCGAGTTTTTCGAGCAATGGATCGCCTGGCACATGCGAGTGCCATACCAACGCCAGACCCCATCTGCACTGGCTCCCAAACCGCCGGTGCACACACCTCCTACTCAACCCGTCGACTGGGCTCGCCTCTGGGCGCTTCGCTACTGTGCTGATTTGCCGGTCTGGCGGTTTGGAGGTCTGGAATCTTCGAAAGCTTGGTTGGTCCATGCCCCCGAGATTGTGCGCATCATACAGGTCGACCTTGTGGATCCTGAGGACCGCCTTGGGCAAGCGCTCCAATGAGTTCGATGAGCCCAGAACAAAATTTCTTCGCATTGAATGTCCGAAGATGCCTCTGCCTACCAGCGTTACCAACAGACTCCAGACAGTGCGGGATGGAGCCGATGCCATTGCCGCGTCGATTGTCATGCCACAGGACACCAGGCCAGTTCGGTTGCCCATTCAAACGGGTACCGAACGAACAGCAGTGCTACCGTTTCAATCCACGGCCACGGTGGTTTTCAATGCCAACAATGCCGGGAACATATCCGCCCTGCTGTTTCGGCACCCAATTTGCCCGTTTTGGATAACGGGAACGTTCAGCAACGTGTGTACGATTTACAACACTGATGCTGAGCTCCTGATCGCAGACAACACTTTCTACTGGGAGTCCCTCAAACTCGTTGGCCAGGTTTCGTGGGGCACTGGTGGTAGCCCCCAATGGCCCAGTTGGTTCGCTGCCACTTCATACGCTTCCAATTCGGTCACCCCCAACATTCCAGTCGCCACTGATGCTCTGTTGGGTCTCGATTACTTTTGGTGCCTTCCCGGATTTGCGTGCATGTCCGTCCAGCTACCCGGTGGGTGCACCGGCAACATTGCGGCTGAGCTCTACATTTGGGTAAGCCCCGGAGAGGAAAACCCCTCATCCACCAATGGCTCCGGGTACACCTCCACTATCGCCGTTTCAGGTGGGATCACGGCCGCCACCTTTGCCGTCGCGAACTCCTCACCTGTGTGGTGTCGGTGGGGCAACATTCGCAGCGACAATTTCAGCGGGTCCACGGCCATCAGCTCAGCAATCATTCGAACTGGATGGAGCACGAGTGGTGCATACTACGCTCCCACTTCCGGGACTTCCACAGGCATCTGGCCTTTCAACCACCCCCCTGACTTTGGAGCGGTGTCATCGTACCCTTGGTCCTCCACGAGGTGTAATGCAGCTTCTGTTCTTCTCACCAACATCAGCCAGGTTTTCGAGAAGCAAGGCACCGTCCTTGGTGCCCGGCTCACTGCTACGGACAGCCCGTTTGCACCTGCTACCGCCACATTGTCTACCAGAACCCCAATAGAGAAATATTTCGGCGCTTTCGAAAGTGGGATCTACACGTGGAGCAGCCCATCCCCGGAGAGTCAGACCTACCGGCCCGCTTTCCGGTCAGGGTACTTCGCTCAGACCCCGACGCCGTTAACGTATTACCCTTGGGTGCAATTGGCGGACACAACCTACTACAACTGCATCATCCTCACGGACAGCTCCACGTCGCCTTATCCAATGGTGGCGGTCACGGTTGATTGGCACATTGAGTTCAGGAGCACGTCGCCTTTGTTTCCTCCGTCTGTTTCTGCGACGCCTCTTGAAACTGTTCACCAAGCACATCTTGCAGTCGGAACTCTCAACCCTTTCACTGAGAACCCAAAGCACAAGTCGCTGAAGGGAGCTGCGCAGGCAATCGCCCGGGACATGGCTCGAGCGGTTTTGGGAAACTCATACAAGCCAGTGATGTACATAGCTCGTCGCGCGGTTAATCACCTCTCACAGACCGTGCCCGGCTCCAACATCGTGTCAAAAGGGTCCCCGGCTCCCCCGAGGCCCAACAAGGGAAAAGGGAAAGGCCGCGGGAAAGGGGCCAAGCCAGGGCCCAAGCCCGCACCGCCGCAGAAGAAGAAGTCTGGAGGGTTGGATCAATACCTCGCCAAGCACGGGATGCCTGGAAAGAAAGACTACGCGGCCATTGGCCGCACGTACATGCGTTGATCCCCCTCCCTTCCTCCTTCCCATCCCATGTATGTTTGACTTTCACTGACTTGTACATACCCTTCCTTCCCGCCACCTTCCTGCCTTATATCCCTCCCTTCCGGCGGTAGGTTCCCTCAGGCCTGTACATTTCCGACTCGCTAACTCCCTCTAACTTAGGGATGAAAATACCACGGGACAATGGCTGCCGACCCCGTGGGACGTGACCTGTGACCGACAGGCACGGTAGAAAACATGACGGAGGAGGTGGGGCCCCTTCGGGGGATACGGACCTAACCAGGTGTCCTAATTAGGGTGGGGACAAACGTTGCGGTGTGTTGCTGGCTAACCGTGATGTCCC